AGAGTTAAATGAAGGCCTATTAGAGAACATATCGTTACGTGAAGTAGCTGCAATAGAAGAATACATTGTAGTTGGTGATCATAATAATGATGATGAATCATACATGGCTTACGTCACATCTTATTCTTAACCAATTAATATCTTAATATACACTTTATGAAAAATTTAAAAATCAAATTTGGCTACGCTGAATTCATTGGGCTTGGAATAGCTTGGCAGTATGATAGAGCAGCTATCATAATACCTTTTCTTATGATTGAAATCATATGGAAAAAGAGATAATAACTATCAGACTTAAAAACAAACACGCACTATAGATCGTACTAACAATACCAGTACTTCTATATCTTATATAATGATCTTACTACTGTGGGATCATAAATGTTAAACATGGTGATGTATGTTTAAGTGGTGAATGGATCTTACCTGGGAATTCCTGGGTAAGGTTGCATTCTTTTATAAAAGAAATTATGTCTACAACAATATCAGAACAAACCGTATACAACTTACTTGTATCTGCATTAGATAACAAGTCTATAGATAAAAGCTTATTTGTTAAAGCAGTAATGAAAGCCTGTAATGGGTCTTCAAGAATGGAATATTTATTACATTTACTGCATAACAAAGGAAGTATAATAACCAAACAAGGAGATTACTTTACCACAATAGCACCAAAGTATCATCAAGGTGATAAATTTAACTATGATACTTTAAAAGATCTAGGCTTATGTACTGATGACTATGAAGTCTACGGTAAAATAGTTAATGATGAAGGTTGGGGTAATGATTATGATCCTTTTTATGGTAGAGTTAAAACCATATTATTTTACCATGACACAGATGGTAAGATGAAACATTATGATGAGACTATAAATACTTCAAGTTTAAATATAATTAATAAATCTCAAATATCATATTTTAAAAGTTTAACTCATGGCAAAGATCTCAAAAGAACTCCTAAGAAAAGAAATCAAGGACTGGAAAACCTTGAAGAAATTACTACACAGACAAGTAGTTAACTTTGGACCTTATATGGAAAAAAAGTATAAGATGAGAGATAGCAATCTAAGCCAAGTAGAAAATAACAGAGAAGCTATCAGAATAATACTTAAAAATTATGTCCAAGAACTACAGGTTTGGAATAGTTTCTAAGGAAGTTATTGAAGATCCTGAGTTAAGCCTGGGTGCTAAAGCATTATATAGTTTATTATGTACTTATGCAAATAAGCAAAGAGAGTGCTTCCCTTCCATATCAACCCTGTCAGATTATTTAAATATCTCTACCAGATACACGGATAAACTGATAAAGGAACTGAAATCCAAAGGTTATATTGCCAGAACAGGTAGAGTTCTAAAATTAAAATAAAATACATAGCTATATATATGCTGTTTATTTAGAGTACTTAACCTTATATAGGTTATAATTACTGTATCAATACGTTTTAAATTATTACTTTTACATATATACTATGTACAAAAAATGATTTACCAATTACCAAATGGACGTATAATAGAACTATCAGTGGAGCAATTCCTAGATCTAAATGATACAGAACTTAAAGACCTTAATGGTTTAAGTACTGCATACAGTCATGAGTGTGGTAATCCTTTCTATAACTTATTTTGTAAAACAACAGATGACAAAGAAATCACTATGGTTGAAACTCTTCTAGAAGATGAAGAATTCTCCCATGATTTATTTGATGTTGATGTACAAGAAAAGCTAGATGATGATTACTTTCACAGAGATGACACATAATATCATATAAATCTAATTTTTTAAAACCAAAGAAAAATGCAAAACAAAGTTCAAATTGTCCCTGATGAGTTAGGGAACGTAATCCGTATGTCTAATAATCCTGAGTTTGGATATGTAAGACTATCACAAGACAGCCATAAAGTAACAAATGGTTTTGTTAAGAAAATACCACTTAGTACACTGTTACACGGTGAGTTAGAAAGCTTACGTAGCATGGATGTTCAAAACAAAACTGAATTATCTGGTAAAATTATTGTTAAAGAACAGCTTACACCATTTAGTACAGAAAACTCTGATAGAGATTATAAAATAGCAGGTAACACTGGTATTATTTGTTGTGTACATGGTGAACCTATTTATAGGAAAACATTCTTTACTGAAGATGTAACAGCTGAAAACATATTACTTGACCATACTAATGGTGATGCAATACGTTCAGCTAATAATGCACCTGTTGATGCTAAAATGCTTAAGATAAACAAATCTAAGCCAGTAGCAGTAGTAACACCAGAACAAGCATTTGATATAGAAGACAAGACTACTGATAATCAAGTAGATCTTGAAGATGCTATTGAAGAAGCTAATGACACTGAAGTAGTTGTCAATGAACAAGAAGAAGTAGAAGTCTTAGAAGAATCTACATTTGAGTTATAAACTTTAACTCATTAATTATTAAAGAGCCTCAGTAGAAATACTGGGGCTTTTTTATTTACTAACCATTTTACATCCTTTCACACATGCTAACACAAGAACAAAAACAAACCTTAGAGCTTCAGAATAATATAGCTATTCTGCAAGCAAGAGAGTCCCGCTATATGTATTTAGGCTTATTGTCTGAATATCAGTTACAACCTGAGATTATTGCTCAGAAACTTGTTTATACAAAGTTAAATCCTCAACAACATTTCTTATTTAAGAGAGTGTTACACGGTTTAAACATTTATAAACCTGAAGAACAATCCAATTTACACTGGGATAAGAAAAGACGTGTAAAAAAAGTTTGGCAACGTGGTCAACGTGAAGTTAATGCTTGGAAACAAGTAATTTGCAATAAGTATGCAGCAAAAATCCTTGGTAATTTTACTAAGACTGGAGCTGGTGAATACTTAAACTCAATCCCTGTGGATGAGATAGACCATGAATACATTAATACTATGTCTTTAAAAGATTTAGGAATTAAGTATGAAGACTTGATACTATTCTATATGAATAAAGGCTTATTACCTAGAAACTTTTTATCTTTGAAATAATGAAGACAAAAAAGAAAATATGTAACAATTGCAATACTGAGCAGTTCATTTGGAAAAATGATAAAGGCAGCCGGTATTGCAAAAGTTGCTGGTATAGATCAATGGAAACTAAAAAACCATTGAAAGCTAGAAAACCTTTGAATCCAAAATCAAAGAGAATGCAAACCACAGATTTAGCGTATAGTAAATTACGCAAGAAATTTATGGAACAGAAACCAATGTGTGAAGCAGCACTTCCTGTATGTAATGGGCCATCAACTGATGTTCATCACAAAAAAGGACGTGGTAAATATCACCTTAAAGTAAGTACTTGGTTATCTGTATGTAGACAGTGTCACACATGGATAGAAGAACATCCTCATGAAGCAAAAGAATTAGGATTTTCTGAATCAAGACATTAATCATAAAAAAAGCAAGATGAAAGAAAAATTTATTAAAAGCCGTAAAGAATACTATGAATCAAAAGGTTTAGGTCAAGGTAAAACTGAAAGACAATATAAAACAGCAATGAAAGTTATATTGTATTCATATTTTGTATTAATATTAGTAACATTATATCTTATATATGATACGTATTTATAAAAAACAAAAACATAAAGCTGCTATATCTGATTATGTAACTAAATTACAGTGGGACACTATCAATACTGTACTTGATGCACAGAAAACTGGTAAGTGGACTAAGAAAACAGAAGTTCATTTAAATAACAACGCAAAGCTTATAAAAAAATACCAAAGAAGATTAAGCCTTTTAAGATTTTAAAATGACATACAGAGAAGTAGTACAAAAAGATGCATTAGCTATAGCTGTGCAACATAAAAGATGTGGATTAGGCGTATCAATGGGTGTAGGTAAAACAAGAATTGCTATACAACACTTACAAAGAAACTATAATCCTTTTATAAAAGCCTTGGTAGTAATACCAAAAAATGCAGTAGCACAGTCTTGGATTGATGAATTAGGTAAAATGGGAATAGAATCCTTAGTTAAACACATAACGTTTACTACATATTTATCATTAAAGAAACATGAACCTAATGATTATGATGTTGTCTATTTAGATGAATGCCATAGCTTGTTAGACAAACATGAACTTTTCTTGTCAAAATTTACAGGAAAAATACTGGGTTTAACAGGTACACCACCAGTAAGATCAGGAACAGAAAAGTATAGAATGGTTGCAAAATATTGCCCTATTAAATATGAATTCTCTGTTGATGAAGCAACTGAAGGTAAAATCTTAAATAACTATTCAATTGTAGTACATGAATTAACTTTATCTCAAGTTCCAAATTATAAAAAGAAGAACAAGAAGGGTGGTTTTTGGCATACAACTGAATTAAAAGATTATAACTACGTAACTCAAAGAGTAGCTGAGGCTAATACACCTAAACAAAAGCAATTTGCTTCTATTATGCGTATGAGAGCTTTGATGGACTATACTACTAAAGAAGTATATACTAAAGCACTGCTTAGTAATCTTTCAAGTAAAGCTATTGTATTTGCTAATACACAAGATCAAGCAGATAGAATTTGTAAGCATAGTTATCATTCTAATAATCCACAATCTGATTATAACCTTGAGTTATTTTCAGATGGAAGAATAGATAAACTATCTTGTGTAGCTCAATTAAGTGAGGGTATATCAATACCTAATCTTAAACAAGGAGTTATTATGCATGCGTATGGTAATGAAAGAAAGACTGCACAAAGAATTGGTAGACTGTTAAGATTAAATCCTAATGATACAGCAATATGTCACATTCTAATGTACAAAGGTACACAAGATGAAAGATGGGTTGAGACATCATTAAAAGGTTTTGATCAAACAAAAATTAAACGTTATAATCCTTTAAAACAATAATCATGGGGAAAATGAAAGAAGTTCTTATGGACATGATCCAGAAAGAGTATGGTTCTTATGAAAATTATCAAAGAACTTTAAATGAAGATGCCGCTACACAGTGGGTACATAAAGATACACCTTGTCCTAATTGTAATAGACAAACTTTAATGCAAAATGAAAATTTAGCAATTAATTGTGATGCATGTGGTCAAAGTTATATTGAAGTTGATAACGCTTTAAGATTTAAATAATATGGAACATATAGATACAATAGACGGATTAGAAGTAGAAGTAGAATATCTTTATGATGAAGGAGAACCAACAGTTTGGACAGAATCAAACGGTGATCCAGGAACACCAGGTTATCCACCAAGTGTAGAAATATTAGCAGTATTCACTATCTTAAAAGATAAAAATAACAAAGAGCTTAGAGTTGATATATTACCAATATGGGATTATGATTTAGAATCTTTAGAAGAAGAAATACTAGAAAAAAACTACAGATGAAAAACAATATATCATTAAATGCTATAATAAAGGGTGGTCAAATTGATTACCCTTTAAATGCAGATAAGAAAAGATTGCTTAATTTTTTAGCTAATACAACTGAAGGAGCTAATGTAGAAATATTCATTAGTGTTAATGACGGAAAAGGTACCAATGCTCAACTTGCAAGAATACACGCTATGTGTAGAGAACTTGCAAATGAAATAGGTTATACTTTTGAAGAAATGAAACTTCAGATAAAAAGAAAAGCAGGACTCTGTTTTATGAAAAATAATACAGAATACTGCAAGTCTTTTGCTAAATGTGATAAAGAAGAGCTAAATCTTGCTATACAAGCTTGTATTGAAGCTGGAGATTTTAGCAATATGAACTTAAGATGATTTCTTTGGTTCTTTAGTTAATTTTAAAAGAATATCTATTGCATCCTTATCTAAATTAGTACTCTTAAGTGAATCAGTCATTTCTTGTTCAGTTATCATACGGCCATCATCTATAATAAGATTTTGTTCTTTTGCTTTAGCTTTAAAAAGTTGTTGCAATGAAAACAAAGTATAGATTTGTTGCTCATAGTCTTCTAAGATTATACTTTTATCTTGATTTACAACAATCTTTTCAAATTTTGCAAATGTATCTTTTAAAGTTGATGGGTCAGGAACTACACTAGTAAAGTAATTTAGTAGTATTAAATCTAAACCTGCTATATAATTTGTATGTACTTCAATACCTGTAATATTCTTACTGGTATCATATTGTGGTGCTAATTTGTAATCAGACATAATAAATATTTTTAACAAATGTAATCATTTATGGAAAAAAAAACAATAAATATATTAGAAAAGAAAAAAGTAATAAAAGAACAGTTAGAAAATTCAGGTTGGGAAAAATTGTTGTATCCATTTATTGATTCTATTGGCTTTGAACACATTTTAACTAAATTGTTAGATGAAGTAAATAGCAACAGAAGATTTACACCAGGCATATTAGATTGGTTTAAACCTTTTATAGAATGTAAAAAAGAAGATTTAAAAGTAATAATGATTAATCAAGGTCCATCACCTCAAATAGGTGAGGCTGATGGTTTAGCATTTAGTTCAGGAAAAACAAGAGTACCTGACTATATACTTAATTACATTTTAGATTATCAAGAAGACAATAACATTATAGAAAGAAGAATCACTGATTTAACAGTGTGGGCAAACCAAGGTGTATTATTACTAAATTCAACTATTACAACTGAAATTAATAGAGTTGGATCTCATTACATGATATGGCATTCATTTATAACATATTTGTTATATGAATTAAATAAAGATAAATGTAATTACTATGTTGTTATGTTTGGTAAAAAAACCTTTGAATGGGAAGTTTACCTATCTAATCATACATCAATCAAGCTTAAACACCCGTCATCTGCTTTGTATAAAAACAAAAAGTGGGACGGTGAAAATGTGTTTAATAAAATTAATTTGCATCTAAAAAATCAAGGAAAAAGCTTGATAAAATGGTAGCAATTTCATAAATTTGTAAACAGTAAAATAAACCAAATGCTTAACAATCAACTAATTAACCTAGACTTAGAAATAGCTCAATTTAAAAAAACACTACTTGATAAATATGGTGTAGATGTTTATATATATGAGAAATTAAGAAGTTCTGGTTATATGAGACCCACAGTTTCTCAAATAGAAAAAGCTTGTGTTCAAGTAATGCATGAAATGTATCCTGATTATATAAACTACACAAACCTCAGCGTTCTTTTACGTAAAAGAGAAATTGTAATGTTTAGAAAAATCTATTGTTATTTAGGTTATCATGCTAAATATACATGTGATCATGTTGGAAAACATGTTAATAGAGATCATTCTAGTGTTATACATGGTAAAAATAGTGTTGAAGACATGCTTCACATAAAAGATAAAGATTATGTGAAAGCAATGCAAAAAGTTACAAAAATAATACAAAAATATGTGGGAACTACTCCAAAAAATCATAGCGGAACGCTTAACACCCAATCAGTGCCTACTTCTATATAGTCTTAAAGAAAAGACTCAGGTTAAATTACCTAACCTACCAGAAGATTTACAAGCATTACTTGAAGAAGGATTTATAACTAAAGAGTTAGATAATCCATATATAATAACAACTAAAGGTAAAACCTTTATTACAAAGTATGATAATTACTTTATAAAAGCCAAGAAGAAAACTAACATCCAATTAATGGGGAAAGAGTTTTTAACACATATTGAAGCTTATAGAACAGTATTTCCTGCAGGTAAATTACCACATGGTAAACCAGCAAGACAAAATGTAAAAGCTTTGGCTGAATCATTTAGGTGGTTTTTTGAAACTTATGAGTATGATTGGCAATTAGTTATGAAAGCTACTAAAATGTATGTTAATGAATATAGAGCAACAGACTATTTATATATGTCAACAAGTCAATACTTTATTTGTAAGCAAGATAAGCACAGAGTAAAAACCTCAGCTTTATCAGATTACTGTGACATGATTAAAGATGGAGTTCAAACAGAAATACACACATTTAAAGAAAAAGTAGTATAACATGGCACCAAATAAAATAACAGAAGTATTAAATAAGTTAAACCTTGTACTTGAAGATTTTCAAATGCTAAGAGATGGAACATGGGTTCCAGATAAACAGTCATGTAATGACAGCATTGATAATATAGAAAGTATTATATACACAATAGAAAATGAGTAAACCAACAGAAGCATGGGCAGGACAATATGCTTCATTTAATGAAGCTCTTAAGTATATGCTTAGGAGATCAAATGGAGAAGAGAAATCTATATATACACCGTGGCCAAAATTTAATGATGCTACTACTGATGGTTTAGAATGGAACACTCTAACAGTTATTGGTGGTAGACCTGGTTCAGGTAAGACTCTTATTAAAGATCAGATAATTAGGGAATCATTTACATTAAATCCTAATGATGATTTTAGAGTATTAGAATTTCAGTTTGAGATGGTGGGTAGAACCTCAGCATTAAGACAATTTTCATCACACACCGGTAAAACATATAAAGAATTATGTAGTGCAGGCCATCAACTTACACAAGATGTCCTTAATACATGTCATGAGTATGCTAAAGAAAGAGTTAAATACCCAGTAGATATTATATCTACACCAATGACTGTAAATCAAATGCGTGATCAAATTGATATGTATATGAATTTGCATAAAGGGAAAAAAACTATAATTACTTTAGATCACACTATGCTTGTAAAGAGAGCTCCTTATCAAAATAACAGTTTAGATATGTTGTTTGAGTTAGGTGAGTTTTTTACACAAACAAAACGTGATTACCCGGTTATGTTTATTGCATTATCACAATTAAATAGAAACATTGATAATCCAGAACGTGCACAACAAGGTAAGTATGGAAACTTTATTCTTGAATCAGATATATTTGGTTCTGATGCTATGTTACAACATGCTGATACTTTAATAGGTATTAACAGACCGGCAAAGCAAAAGATTAGGCTTTATGGCCCAGATAGATATATCATAGAAGATGATAGAACTTTAGTATTACACTTTCTTAAAGCGCGTAATGGTGACACCAGAATGAGTTTCTTTAAAGCAATGTTTGAAAAAATGGAAATTGCAGAAATGGATACTCCTTCACAAGAAGAACGTAGATGATAACAACAAAAATATTAGAATTTAAAACTTTAAAAATGACTCCAGAAGAACGCAAAAAAAAAGTTGCAGTATTGAGAGAGCTGCATGAAGACTACTTTCAAACAGAAGGTATAATTAGCGCAGCATATATTCCTAAGATGGCTTACAGGCCCTCTGGTAAGGATGAACTACATGTAAGTTTCTTTCCAAGTGAGCTTGAAAGAAATAAAGATATTTATACAGAATTTGTAAGTATAGATTATGATTCAGAAGATCCAAAAAGAACATTGTATTTACATAAATATAATCCACATTGGAAAAGTGAATATGAAATGATTGAGTCTAATAGCGGATTTCAAAGACATATTATTCCTGCATCAGAACTAAAAGTAGTTAGTGATGTTACAGCAAATCAAAATAAAAATGATATTTTTACACTTGAAGAAATTTCAGATCTTCCAAATCCAGATGAAACTTATTCTTTTAGAGGTTTAGTAGAAGTGTTGCAAAGGATAGCTAAAAGTATAGAGAAAATAGAAACCAAAATTAAATAAATAAGTATGGCAAACAGTGTGTTAGTTATAGCTGAGTCTGGCTCAGGTAAATCAACGTCTATTAGAACATTAGATCCTAAAGAGACAGCAATTATTAATATTGCAAACAAACCATTACCTTTTAGAGGGTGGAAAAGTAATTATACAGTTTTAGATAAATCCAATCCAAATGGAAATCTAGTTAACGTATCAAGTGGGCCTGGTGTATATAAAGCCATGCAACACATAAGTGAAAAAATGCCACATGTCAAAGTTTTAGTTGTTGATGACTGGCAATATATGTCAAGCTTTGAGTATTTTGATAAAGCCAATGAAAAAGGCTATGATAAATTTACTCAAATAGCAGCAAATCTTGCTCAGGTTGCAAAACTACCTAAAGATTTAAGAGAAGATTTAACTATCTTTTTCTTAACTCATGCGGAGGAATCAACTGATGTGAATGGTAACCGTAAAGTTAAAGCAAAGACCGTAGGTAAAATGATAGATAATGCCCTTACATTAGAAGGTTTATTTTCAATTGTTTTATTTGGTAAGGTCCGTAAAGAAGATGATGGTACGCTATCTTATGGTTTTGAAACTCAAAACAATGGAGAGAATACTTGTAAATCACCAATGGGTATGTTTGAGGATAGCTTTATCCCTAATGACCTAGCATATGTTAGAGATGCTATATTAGCATATGAATAAATTAAAGCAACAATCAACAATCATTAATAATTAAAATTTAAAATCAGAGAGTATGTTAAGCACAAGCGGAATGTCAGCCGGAAGCGGCAAAGTTAAACCAGTTATTGATTCAGGAAATCAATTACTTAAAATCAATTCTATTACATTAAATGCACCACCATATGACCAAACGGCATATGATATGGTATTAAACGTAGAGTCTGGCCCAATGGGAGCAGACTTTGAAGGTTTTTTAGTGGATGTTAATAATCCATCAGGACCACGTTACAATGGTCAAGTAGGTAGAGTTAAATTTCAACGTTATGCATTCAACAATGCAACTCTTCCAAGCGGTAGAGAAGTAAAAAGAGATGAAGGTTTGTTAAAAGCTTTAATCAATCTTGCTGAAGTTGTTGGAAAACGTTCAGAAGTAGATGCTATCCAAGCAAACACTATTGAAGATTTTGTAAACAAAGCTAGCACTATTATATGTGATGGTAAATTTTACAATTTCTGTATTGGTGGTAGAGAATGGGAAAACAAAGAAGGTTACACAAACCTTGATATGTTTTTACCAAGATTTACTGCTCAAGCAGTGCCAATGGAAAGTCAAGAAGTTGAAAATAGTAAGTTAATTACTTTTAATGCTTCTGAACATGTTATTGCATTGAAAAATAAACCACAAGCTCAAGCAGTTAACACTTTTGAACCAGTATCTGGTCCAGTAGGTGGAGACTTTGACTTATAATTAATATAAAATGGGAGGCCTACGGGTCTCCCTATTTATTATATGATTAGCACCAAAAATTTAGTTAGTAAAATAGAAGATATTCCAAGTTATTGGATATTCCAACACTATTTAAATCTACAAGAACAGTTAACAGGCCAGGATGTTAAAATTAATTCAATTTTTAACTCTAATGATAAAACGCCAAGTTTCTGTATTTATGTAGACACATCTGTTATGCAGTATAAGTTTAAAGACTTTTCTACTGGAACTAATGGAAGTAAGATAGATTTGGTTATGCATTTATTTAACATGACTTTCTCAAATGCAAGTATTAAAATTGTAGATGACTACAATGAAGCAATGAGAAATGGTAAGGTAAAGTTTGTTACACTTACACCTGAAGTTAAATGGAAAATGGATTATATCCAGACAAGAAATTGGAATCAAACTGATGCAGATTTTTGGCTTTCTTTTAATATAGGATCATCCTTACTAAAAGAATATAATGTCAAAGCTTTGGATTATTATACCATGATCAAAGAGAAACAAGATGGTTTAGAAAAAATGACTTTTCAAAAACCTACAACATATGGTTATTTTACAAATGACGGAAGTCTAATTAAAATATACCAACCTCTTAGTAGTAAGCATAAATTCTATAATGTATTAGATTATATGCAAGCTTTTGATCAATTGACCTACACTCAACCATATTTAGTTATATGTTCATCTCTAAAAGATGCAATGTGTTTAAAATCTTTTAATTATAAATTAGAAGTAATAGCACCATCTAGTGAGAACAGTATGATTAAACCTTATGTAATTAATAATTTAAAAAATAAATACAAAAAGGTAATTACATTATTTGATAATGATGACGCAGGAAAGAATGCTATTGATAAGTATGCTAAAACATACAATATTAATGGTTGTGCTCTTTCTATATGCAAAGACATATCAGATGCTGTAAAAAAATATGGAGTTGAGAAAGTAAATGCAGAGTTAAAGCCTTTGCTTATACAAACCTTAAAAAAATAATATATGAAATGGTTTATACCAGGTAATGTTCCAAGTTCAAAAAATGGACGTAGATGGACAGGAAAGTACTTTATAGCTAGTAAAGCTACTATGACTTATAGAAAAGATACAAAATCTTACTATGAGGATTTTGCCACACCTTTTAAAAAAGTATTAGCAAAATATGAATTTCCAGTAAAAATTGGTTTTACATTTCACAGAGGGAGCCGTCATAAGTTTGACTATTTAAATCCTGCACAAACGGTGCAAGATGATATGGTTAAAGCAGGGTGGATTGAAGATGATAATGCTGAATTTATGATTCCAGCATTTGAACAATACATATATGACAAAGAAAACCCTGGAGTATGGATAGAAATATTAAAAGAAAATGAATTAAAAAAAGATGGACTCAAAGGACAAAAAAGCGGAACAAAAAATAAAGACAATTCTAAATCTTCTGAAAGCAAAAGACCAAGGAATACAGGAAATAAAAATTAATTTTTCAGGTAGTGGAGACTCTGGTGATATTGATGATGTAGAATTTTACACATTTTATGGAGGTACCGTTTCACCTAAAGAAGTTGATACAGATACTTTTGTAGACTTAGCATGGGAACTTATTAGAGAAAAAGTTGATCCGGTAGGTGATTGGGTTAATAATGAAGGTGGTTATGGTAATATTACTATATACGCTGAAACTGGTAAGTATGACATAGAATATAGTCAAAGAACAACAGAAGATTATGATTGGGGTGACTGTAGCTTATTTATATAATGGCACATCCTAATTTACACGCAAAAAGTTCAGTAAGAAAATGGGGTGGCAAACCTGAAGATTATATTGCAATACATGATTGGTTAGATGAAACTAAATCTTGGGTTGGACATAGTATTCATAGAATGTTCCGTCATCATTCAGAAGGAATTTTTGAAGCAGAAAAGTTATTTGGAAATAGTTTTACTAATACAGATGGTAAAACAGTATATACAAGATATGTTGCAGAACAACATGTAAAAGAAGATTGTAATAATTACATACCTTCAGCTAAAGAATGGTTAACCCATATGAACCGGGAAAAGAAACCAGACTGGATGAGAAAAACACTTAAAATAGAAGATTAATATGAATGTATTAAGCATATCAGAATATCACGAGCTAGTAAAAATGTTACGCAGTTCAAAAGATGATAGAGAAATTGTAATTGAAAATTTAAAAAACTTAGACATAGATGATATATATAAAATCTTTGTTTTAAAAAGTTCTAAATTAGATCACAGAGAAGAAGTATTAAAGCCTCTTAAATTTTTGTTTGATAATGAACCTTTTAAAAGTTTGTATGAAACTGTTGATAGAAGATGGGGTGGTCAAGATATTGTTCTTGATTTATCTTGGTCAACATTACATAAACTTATCAAAGAAAATTATAGTGATAATCAAGATGTAAAAAATCTATTTGAATTAGTATTTAAATCAGAAACAGAGTCTACTATTATTAAAGCATTAAGCTTTGATTTTGTTGACACTGTTGAAACAACTATTAAATGGTAAAAACAGGAGATCAACTTGCTAAAGCAAGTAAAACATTAATACTACAAGAGCCCTTTTACGGGCTCTTTTTAGTTGGCCTTAATAAAGCCATTAGAAAAGACATACCAACGGCTGGCGTTAGCAAGCATGGTATTGGTGTACAGTTAAGCGTTAACCCTGACTTTCTTGATTCTTTATCAGAAGATCATAGAGTAGGATTAGTTAAACATGAAATATTACATATAAGTTTTGGGCATTTAATTATGCGTGATATTTATAATGATAAAAAATTGTTTAACATAGCCGCTGACTTAGAAATAAATCAATATATAGAAACAAAGTACTTACCTACAGGTGGAATAACAATGGATACATTTCCAGAGTTAACTTTACCAGCACGGGCGGGTACTAAAGTTTATTATGATTTACTATCACAAGCAAAAGATGACGGTACATGTCAATCTCTTGACTCAATGTTAAATGATGAAACAGGGGACAGTCCTTATGATGATCACGGAACTTGGGAAGAATTTGATGACTTAAGTGAAGCTGATAAAAAACTAGTTCAAAAGCAAGTTGAACATCAGTTAAAGGAAGTTGCTGAACAGACAGAAAAAAGACAAGGTAGTTTGCCTGGTGAGCTGGCTGAGTTGATTGGTAGATTACGTCATATAGAACCAGCTAAATTTGATTGGAAAGCTTACTTAAGAAGATTTGTAGGAAACTCTTCTATTTCTTATACAAAGAAACTTAGAAGAAAGTATAACAAACGTTATGTAGCAAATCCAGGACTTAAGATTAAGTTTAAGAATCATATACTTGTTGGTGTTGATACATCAGGATCAGTATCTAGTGCAGAGCTAATAGAGTTTATGAGTGAAATATGCCATATGCATAAGACAGGTCATCAAATTACAGTAGCGCAGTGTGATACACAATTAAATTCTGTAGAAGAATTCAACCCAAAGAAAGATTGGGCCATAAAAGGTAGAGGTGGTACATCATTTCAACCTGTAATAGATCATTACAATGAGCATGGTAAATACACAGCTCTAATATATTTAACAGATGGTGAAGCATACAATCCAGATGACTGTCCTCCAAATACCTTATGGGTAATAAGCAGTAGAGCAGAACTGAATAATGACTTACCAGGAAGAGTAATAAAATTAAATTAATAAAAACACAATTATGGCACAAGTAAATTTAAACATTGATGACTTAAAAGGATTTGTAAATCACGTTATTACAAATAACAGATTTTTACAAGAACAAGGAAAACTACCAGTAGCAATAGAAGTAGTAGGAGAATCAGGAATAGGTAAAACATCTACAGTAGTAGAATTAGCAAAAGAAAATAATTTACATTTTGTAAAGCTAAACTTAGCTCAGATAGAAGAGTTAGGTGACTTAGTGGGTTTCCCTGTACGTCAATTTCAGATGTATAAAGAGAAAACAATTAAGAAAGTAGATGATTTAAACTATACGGCAAAAGCAGGGAATGATTTAGCTAAACTAGGAGGTACTATTACTAAAAAAGTAGGCCAATGGGTTGATGAGTTAGCAGTAGATGCTTATTTAAAGAACGGCTATAAGATGGCTGGTAAAAATAGAATGTCTTATGCTGCTCCTGAATGGATTGCTGATGTAAAACAAGGTGGTATATTACTACTTGATGACTGGAACAGAGCTGATACAAGGTTTATACAAGCCTGTATGGAGCTTATTGACCGTCAGCAGTATATTTCATGGTCTTTACCAAAAGACTGGCATATAATGCTTACAGCTAATCCAGACAACGGTGATTACAATGTAAATTCATTAGATTCTGCACAGAAAACCAGATATATTACTGCAAACCTTAAGTTTGACGTTAATGTATGGGCAAGATGGGCTGAAGAAGCAGGTATAGATTCAAGATGTATTAACTTTTTGTTATTACACCCGGAGTTAGTAACGCAAGAAACTAATTCAAGATCTATTACTACTTTCTTTAATTCAATCTCAAGCTTTGAGAATTTTGAAGACAACTTAAGTATGATCCAAATGATTGGTGAAGGTTCAGTAGGAGACACATTTGCTTCTATGTTTACTACTTTTATTAATAATAAACTGGACAAACTGGTAACACCTAAAGATTTATTAACTCATGAAAATGAATCATATATTCTTGGAGAGTTAAGAGGTTGTATTGGTCAAGATGATTCATACCGCGCAGATATTGCATCAACACTAGCTACTCGTTTAGCTAATTATGCTGTAGTATATTCTAAAGAAAATACAGTTAATCAGAAAATTACTGATAGACTAAAGTCTTTAGCAACTAAAGATTACTTTACAAATGACTTAAAGTATCTTATTGTTAGAACTATTTTTAATGGAAACAAACAAAAGTTTAATAAACTAATGATGATCCCTGAGATTATTAAAATGACAATGAAATAGAATGGCAAATAAATCAGTATATCAAGTCTTTAATACTGATGCATTGACACACTTTGGTTTAGATAGTGCCCCAATATATGGGGTACTAACTACCAATGGTGTTGAAGATGTATTGTTAACACAAGACAAAACTATTTATGAAAAAATATCACGTTTACTCACGGTTCCTAATGAATCTGACACAACGTTTATAAATAAAAAGAAAGCTTTTATATTACCTAAGTGTGATGTATCTCAAGACAGACTTAAAGCAGCACTAAAAGAACATAAAATTACAGTAACTAATGATTATGAACTTGCTGATCTTGTAATAGGTCATGAAGAAATAGAACAAAGAATAGAAAGTGGTAATAATATACCATCTACTTTAATGTTAGCAAAACTTTGGAATATGGAATCTGTATCTAATACTGGTGGTTCTATCAAAGCTGTAGATAATCATAATAGTCACACAATTGTAACTAATAAAATTACTGAAGTAGTAAGATATTACAGTTTAGACATAGAAGAAACACTATATGATGAGTGGATGTTGACAGGTTTAGCAATAAATTTAGCTTATAAAATTGATACAGGTGTTGTGGGTACTATAGATACACATACCGTATTACATTCTTCAGCTAACAGAATGGTTTTAGATGAGTCTTTACTTGAGATGATTAAATCTCAATTAAATTCACATTCAAATGATGATTCAGATTTAGCAGGAGCTGTTATACCTACAATAGATTATACTAAAAATCATCATTTACTTTGGCAATTTGCACATGATGTTCAATACAAAATGCATAAATTTAATAGAAATAAAGATGTTCAATATTGGATTGATCAATCTAATTTTGAATTGTATGCTAATTTTGGTGCTGAAGAAATGATAACTCATTTAGAAGAAAATAAGTTACTTGATAAGATAACATTTAGATATCTTGAACCTATTTGTAGAAAAGAAATCAGTATACATAATAGAGAACTTTATGTCTTTAAAGTAAATGTAAAAAAAGAATATTTAAAATATTTAAAAAATGACTAAATTATATACCTTTGATATTACATATAGAGAAGGACAAACAATTGATTATACATGCTTTAATGGAAGTTATGTAGGAGAGGATATAGGATTGGGTAGTTGGCACTCACCGGGATATCCTGTAATAAACACACATACACCTTCATCTGTTGATTTGCAAGATAAAACAGTATATAGATATCCAAAATTAACTCTACCAAGAGCAAAAATGGATACCTTAAAGGAAAAAAACAATTTAAAAGTTACTAGAAATAAAGCAAATGCAGATTTTATAATTATTTCTAAAAACTTTATTACTAGTATGACACTTTCAAGTTGGACTTCTTACGTATCATTTGAAAAGTTTGTAAACCATCTTAAAGAAGAAAATTATAAACAGGATATTATAGATTATTTTGATAATTATGATAAAAGTGATTTAATGTCACTAAAAAGTAGTTATTATAATGGCCCAGCTGTTATATCTAAAATGAATGATTTTATAAGAGACAAGGGAGAAAGCAATCACTGGTATATTCCTGCAGAGTTTAAGCAACTTTATAATGAAGTTAAATCTTGTAATAATCTTGTTTATGATAAGCATATGGTTGCTTTATGTAATGAAGATTCAGTAGTTTTGACTAAAGAAGAGTATAGAAATGTTCAGACCATGATAAAAAGTGGTGATAAACAAAACAGAGCTCTTGCAGTAGAACTAATTGCTAATTGTAACTTAGAAGATTCTTTAGACTATGTTGCATTAATTTATTATTTCTTGTATGACTATTTAAAGGATGCCAGTAACTGGAATAGTGTTAATGTTAAAACACTAAGAAAAAGAATGGATGATTTTACACCTTATGGGAATGCACAGTATGGAAATCTGTATAACACTTTTATTAAAAAACTAATAAAAGAAGATTATTTGACTCAATTTGCTTTTGATGAAACTGCTAGATATGCTTTTCACAATGTTGTAAAAAGATCTATGTCACTAGGTAATGAAAATGTATTTGTTATGGATGTATCATCTATTAAACCAAGTAAAGAATGTGCAGAGGCAATAAAAATACCACAAATTTTAACTAAGGAGTTCAATTAAAGCCATAATTGTTGGGACCTGCCTAAACAACAGGTCCCTCTCCTTTTTTTAACAAAACAAAAATGAACAGAGACTTTCAAAAAGAAGATGAATTTTACAAGAAAGATTTTAGGTTTAGTTATTCATCACTAAACAAACTATTATTTTCACCTACCTTATTTTATAAGGATTATATATTATTTGACCGTGAACTTCAGACGGACAAACACCTTGTAGAAGGTAAGCTTGTGCATTGTCTAGTATTTGAACCAGAAAACTTGACAAGTAAATTTAACATTGTACCTGGTAAAAGTCCCAGTGACAATATTAGAAAAGTATTAAAGGATATGGCTTTTCATACTGATGCAAAAACATTAACTGCTTGTGATGATGAAACAATTTTAGAATCACTTAAGAATTTGAATTTATTTCAATCTCTTAAAGCTGATGAGTCAAGAATTGCTAAAGTAAGAACAGAAGATAATGAGCCTTACTGGAAGTTTTTAAATAATTCTAATGTTGATGTTGTTGATCAAGATACTTTAAGTAAATGTACAGATAAAGCAAATGTCATTAAAGAAAATAAAGATGTTATGTCTTTGTTTGAAAATAAATCAACTGATTTTGATTTGGACCCTGTTGAAATATTTGCAGAACAATACTTAACATGTAAGCTAAATGATAAACCATTTGGATTACACGGGTATATTGATTTTTATAAAATAGACTCTGAAAAAAAAGAGGTAACAATTTGTGACCTTAAAACAACCGCTAAAGGAATAGCAAAGTTTGCAGATACTGTAGATTATTACAACTACTGGTTGCAAGCTTCTATATATATAAAATTACTAATAGAAAATTTAACAGAAGAACAGCAAGATTACAATATTATATTTAAATTTGCTGTAATAGATAATTATAATCAGGTTTATGTTTTTGATGTAACTGATAATACATTAGCTAACTGGGGTGTTGCTTTTAATGCGGTACTTAACCAGGCTGAGTATCATTATAAGGAAAAAAACTTTAGTTTACCTTATGAATTCTTAGCAGAAACTGTTAAATTGTAATATGGGCGTTGTATATACGGATTATTTTCAGAAAAGTAAAGTGTTTTTATACCCTTTGCTAAAACTAAAAAAAGGTATAGACTTTGTTCCTGAGCAAACATTTTTTGCTTGGGAAGGAGTTTATAAACCGGAAGAGTGTAAATTTCTCTGCTTATACAACACAAAACTTGATAATAAATTTTTAAAATTTGAACTAGATTACTTGAATAGTCATCCTTTGTTAGAAGCGTGCTTCAGATTAGATGATTGCAACCAACTATATGTATTTGACATGATTGAATACAAACATGATTTATATGCTTTTATAAAAGGTGATTATTCAAAGTTTAGTTTAAAATCAAAAAATTCTATTGAAGAGTTTTTTGGAAGTGTGGGTAATATATCTAAGTACGTTAATACTTTCTTATACCCTGAAGATTATCATACAGATTATGCTGAATTTTTAGACGTAGAGTTAAGTATTATAGAAAGAGTACATGAATTATGCACACCACCGGATCAAGAAAAAGAAACATTAATACAAAAAGTTCCCTTAGAACTAGAGATATTTAAAAATAAATCAATATCTTTGAATAAATAATAAAACCAATGGCTACAATAGGACAAAATATGATGCTGATTAATTCAGCATTTAGAAATGCAAAATCTTTTAGTTTATTACCTGTAAGCAGTGACTCACCATATGTTGAGGCAATGTTTGACCCTTCTTCTGGAATTCTTGCTGTGATTAGTAAAGTGCAAAAAACTTCTTTTCACATGATTCCAAGATTAGATGATAATGGACAACCTCAAAGGTTAAAGACACCAAATCAACAAACTGGTAAAACAGTTAAAGAACAAAGGGTAAGTATGGATACTTTCTCTGAATTCTATATATCAGATAAAAAAGATATTGAAATTTTCATTCAGTTATTTGCAATTAACGCTGATAATTTTGAATGGAAAGAATATTTAGAAGTTGACATCAATAAAACTGAACCTTCTAAAATAATCTTACCAGGTCAATAAAGGTCTAATACTCTATTGATTGCCAAAAGAAGCTCATTAATTTGGGCTTTTTTTGGCTCTAATAGATTTTATAGAGATGAATATACAAACACATAAAGAATGAATCATTGGGTAATGGACTATGAAACATTGTATGATTGTTTTACAGCCGTGTTTGAACACTACAAAACTAAGGAAACTAAAGTTTTTGTAATTAGCAGGTTAAGAAATGATCAGTCAGAGTTTTTAAGTTTCTTAAAACAAAACATAAATAAAAAAGAGTGGCATATATCCTATAACGGATTAGCATTTGATGCGCAAGTCACTCATTATATATTAGATAATGTTGATAGTTGGAAAGACCAAGAAGGTTTAGATCTTGATGGTCATTTAACAGCTAACATAATTTACAAGTTTGCTCAGAGAACAATAACAAAAAGTAACAATAGAGAGTTTGCTGATTATCCTGAATGGAAAATGCAAATAGGTCAAATAGATTTATTTAAAATGCATCATTGGGACAACCCGGCTAAACGTTCTAGTCTTAAGTGGATTCAGTATAGCATGGATTGGGATAACATTCTTGATATGCCTATTCACCATGGTTCAGAAATACGTAGTCAAGAACAATTAAATACTGTACTAGAATACAATATCAATGATGTTAAATCAACTAAAGAAATTTTTAGTAGATCTACTGACTTGATAAAGTTAAGGAAAGAATTGACTGCTACATATGATATAAATCTGTTTAGTGCTTCAGAACCTAGAATTAGTAAAGAACTCTTTGCTTACTACATGTCTGATAAGTTAAACATAAACAAAAGAGATCTTAAAAAAATGAGAACTTTTAGAAAAAGTATAAAGTTTAAAGACATTATACTTGATTATATAAAGTTTGAATCTCCTGAGTTTAAAGGTTTACTTGAAAGGTTTAAAGCTGTAGAGTTAAACCCTGATAATTTAAAAGGTGCATTTAAGTACTCTTTAGATTACAAAGGTGTTAAGACTCATTTTGGTGTAGGTGGTGTTCATGGTGCAAGAAAATCAGGTATCTATGAATCAGATGATGATAATATAATTATGTCATCAGATGTTACTTCCTTCTATCCCAATTTGGTAATTAGAAATAAGTGGGCACCCGGTCACTTTCCTGTAGATGAATTTTGCAATCAGTATGAATGGTTCTTTGAAGAGCGTAAGAAGATACCTAAGAGCAATCCAATGAATTATGTATATAAGATTATACTAAATTCTACTTTTGGTCTTAGCAATGATGTAAATAGCTTCTTTTATGATCCTGAGCTTACCATGCGCATTACAATTAACGGTCAACTTAGTTTGATGATGTTATATGAAATGTTAATGGAAAAAATACCTGGAGCAATTCCATTAATGCAAAATACTGATGGTGTAGAAATCAAAATACCTAAAGAGTATAAAGATGACTACCTTGGTATATGTAAACAATGGGAAGATATCACTAACTTACAGTTAGAACATGATGAATATCAAAAGTTAGTGTTGGGTGATGTAAACAATTATATAGGGTTAAACAACTGGAAACAAGTTGATATGAGTATTTGGCGTGATGTTAAAGCTAAAAACCCACATTACAAGTACAAAGTTGATGGAGATAAGTTTTTCTTTGCTCCTGCTAAAATGAAAGGTAGATATGACTTTTTTAACTTAGCATTGCATAAAAACAAATCTAAGTTGATTATACCTAAAGCTGTATACAATTATTTTATACATGATATATTACCAGAAATTTACTTGAATTCTAATAAAAATATCTTAGATTATTGTATAGGTAGTAAGTCCAAAGGTGATTGGAAACAAGTAGCTAGAAATATTAAAGATGGAGCTTTTCATGAAGAAGAGTTACAAAAAATAAATAGGTACTATATTTCTAATAACGGAGTTAAAATCATAAAAGTAAACAAAACAGATGCAAGAGAAATTCAGTTAGAAGCTGGTAAATGGATCCAAAAAGTGTTTAACAATATGAAAATAGAAACGGCCTGGGACAAGTATGATATAAACAAGGGGTATTATTTAACTGCTATTGAACAAGAAATCAATAACATTTTAGAAGTACCTAGTAATCAATTAACATTATTCTAATGGCACAAAACGTAGAGAAAAAAGCTCCAAAAGGTTCAGTGAAGTTTACAATAACTCTTTCAGAAGAGCAAAAAGCAGCAAAGGATGCTATATTAAAGCATCCTTTTAATTTTATAGTGGGTAATGCAGGTAGTGGTAAAACACTACTTGCAACTCAAGTAGCTCTTGATCAATTTTTTAAACGGAATTACAACAAAATTATCATTACAAGACCTACAGTGTCTACTGAAGATAATGGTTTTCTTCCTGGTTCAGAAAAAGAAAAAATGGAGCCTTGGTTAGTTCCTATTAGATCTAATATGAGGAAGGTTTATAACAAACCTGCCATACTAGAAAAAATGGAAAATGAAGAGAAGATTGAATTAGTATCTCTTGCACACTTTAGAGGTAGAACATTTAATAACTCAATAGTTATTATAGATGAGTTTCAAAATTTAACAAGATCACAACTAGCAATGGTTCTTGGAAGATTAGGTAAAGATTCAACAATGATGCTATGTGGAGATAATCAACAGATTGATTTAAAAGATAGAAATTATTCTGCTATTAATGAAGTAGCAAAAATAATTGGATCTAAATACGTTAACAAGATTATTTTAACAGATAACCACAGACACGAGTCACTAATAGAAGTATTAGAATTATTAAAAAACAATTAAATAATGTCAGAAAAAATCAAATTTAATATTGAAGCCAGAAATGGTTTAAAAAATGGAGTAGATGCTTTAGCTAATGCAGTTAAAGTAACTTTAGGTCCTAAAGGTAGAAATGTAGTAATTGGAAAATCTTATGGACCACCTCAAGTAACTAAAGATGGTGTTACTGTAGCAAAAGAAGTTGAACTAGATGACCCTTTAGAAAACATGGGAGCTCAGATGGTTAAAGAAGTTGCTTCTAAAACTAATGATTTAGCAGGAGACGGAACTACTACAGCTACGGTATTAGCCCAGGCCATAGTTAGTGAAGGTCTTAAAAATGTAACTGCGGGAGCAAATCCTATGGATTTAAAACGGGGTATTGACAAAGCTGTAACTCTTATGGTTGATTATTTAGAAGGTATGGCTATTTCAGTAGACAACTCTTCTGATATGATTAGGCAAGTTGCTAGCATTTCTGCTAATAATGATCATGTTATAGGTGATTTAATTGCTACAGCTTTTGAAAAAGTTGGAAAAGAAGGTGTTATTACCGTAGAAGAGTCTAAAGGAACTGAAACTTACGTGGATGTTGTAGAAGGAATGCAGTTTGACAATGGGTATTTATCTTCACACTTTATTACCAATCAGGAAAAAATGTCTGTAGAATTAGAGAACCCTTATATTCTAATGATTAATAAGAAAATTTCTACATTAAAAGAACTTCTTCCTGTTTTAGAATTAGTTTCTCAATCTAATAAGCCTTTATTAATTATTTGTGAAGATGTAGATGGTGAAGCATTAGCAACTTTAGTTGTAAATAAATTAAGAGGTGGCCTTAAAGTAGCTGCTGTAAAAGCACCTGGGTATGGTGAAAGAAGAAAAGGAATGTTAGAAGACATTGCTGTCTTAACAGGAGGAGTTGTTATTTCTGAAGATGATGATGATCCAATAACATTAGAAATGTTAGGTAAGTCTGAAACAATTAATATTAATAAAGATGAGACAGTTATAATTAACGGTTTTGGTAATGATATTTCTATTAAAGACAGAGTTAAACACCTTAATTTTCAAATTGTTAATGAGGAAAACACTGTAGATAAAGAATTACTGCAAGAACGCGTTGCTAAATTAGCAGGTGGTGTTGCTGTTCTTTATGTTGGAGCTGTATCTGAATTAGAAATGAGAGAAAAGAAAGACAGAGTTGATGATGCACTTGCTGCAACTAAAGCTGCTGTTGAAGAAGGTGTTGTTATTGGAGGTGGTGTTGCATTACTTAATGCCAGTGACGCTTTAACAGATATAATTGTTGATAGTGTTGATGAAAGAACCGGTGTTGATATAGTTTACAATGCAGTGAAAGCTCCATTTAAAACAATATGTGAAAATGCAGGTGTTAGTGCTGATGTAAAATTAGAAGGAGTAATGTGTAGACCTAGAGGAACAGGATACAATGCAAAAACTAATGAATATGTAGAAATGATTCATGATGGGATTATAGATCCTAAAAAAGTAACTAGAATTGCATTAGAAAATGCAGCCTCTGTTGCTGGTATGATCTTAACTACTGAGTGTGCATTAATCAAAACAACACAAAATGAAATGATGCCAATGCATCAAGGCGGTATGCCTGGTATGCCATTTTAAAAAACTAAAAACTAAATTATGGATTATTTTGAATTAGAATGTGCAGTTGAAAACTGGGCAGAAGAAAAAGGTATTCTTGCTAAAGCTACACCAATGGCCCAGTCATT